CAGCGTGCCAAGGATCTTGTCTGCCTCTCCTGCCGTCTTCACTTCATCCGGGTTGATTCCCAGATGCTCCAGATTCTTTTTCTGGATGTCACTTATAGGCTTCAGCTCTGCCCCGAATGCCGGAACATAATTGATCAGGTCGTTGGACTGTATGCTCATAGCGAACTGCAGCGGGTCAACCAGCTTCTTTTTCCGTTTCCGCATCATAGCAAGTTGTTCTGCCAGCGCTTCCTCGCGGTCCCGGACTGTATCAGCTTCTGCCTTTTCCTCGGCATCTACGATGTCAAAGGCTTCCCCGGCGTCCTCTTCCAAATTCCTGGTCATCCGGGCGGCTACATCTTCCGAATCCGCGATCAGGGCAGCGGGCCTGCACAGGTCGTGTCTTGATGTCATCCAGAGGAAATCCAGCAAAAGCAAATGGTCTTTGCCTTCCGCCAGTCTGGTCCCACGCCCTACCATCTGGCAGTACAGGCTCCTGATCTTTGTGGGCCGAAGTACCACAATGCAGTCCACTGTCGGGCAGTCCCAGCCTTCCGTCAGAAGCATGGAGTTGCACAGGACGTTGTATTTGCCCTGGTCAAAATCTTCCAGGACCTGAGCTCTGTCGTCACTTTCTCCGTTGACCTCTGCCGCCTTGAATCCATGATCAATCAGAATATCCCGGAATTTCTGGCTGGTCTTGATCAGCGGAAGGAAGACTACCGTCTTGCGGTCCTTGCAATAGGTCTCCATTTCCGAAGCGATCTGCTCCAGATACGGATCCAGCGCTGTGCTGATCTCCCCGGCTTTGAAGTCGCCGGAGGATATGCCTACACTGCTGATGTCCAGCTGCAGCGGTATCGTCAGTGCCTTGATGGGGCACAGGTACCCGGACCGGATGGCCTGCGGGAGCGTGTACTCATAGGCCAGAGATTCGAAGAACTCACCCAGATCCTTCATATCGCCCCTGTCAGGCGTTGCTGTGACGCCCAGGACATTTGCCCCGGAAAAATGATGCAGGACCTTCTGGTAGCTGTCCGATATGGCATGATGAGCTTCGTCCACAATGATGGCGTCAAAGTAATCCGGTGCGAACTGTTCCAGACGCTTGGCTCTCATGAGCGTCTGCACAGACCCCACGACCACTCTGAACCATGATCCGATGCAGGACTGTTCCGCCTTCTCTACGGCACAGCCCAGACCGGTCGCTTTCTTCATCTTGTCGGCCGCCTGGTCCAGGAGCTCTCCCCGGTGGGCAAGGATCAGTACCCTTTCTCCCTCCCGGACAAGCCCCTGTGCCAGCTTACAAAATACGATGGTCTTTCCGCATCCCGTGGGAAGCACCAGGAGCGTCGTTCTGACGCCCCTGTTCCATTCTTCCTGTATCGCCTCTATCGCTTCACGCTGATAGGGCCTCAGCTCCATGGCCGCCATATCAGTTTGCCGGGAGGAGCCGGTCTACTCGGTTGAACATGGAGCTTGCGTACTGGCCTGTTCCGGGTTCGTTCTTCACCTTCATGTATCCGGTTCTGCCGGGCAGGGCTGTGAAGTTCAGAGGGCAGGGCTCGCCTTTTTTCTTCAGACCGACAGAGGAGAAGAGCTGGGAGAGCTTCCACTCGAACTTGCTGTGCAGGAGATAGTTGTCCTTGATCGTCACATCTCCCTGATCGGAGTGGACAGTAAAGTAAACGACAGCCATGTTGCAGGGCGGCATCTTATCAGATCCCTGGCTTCGGGACCGCTCAAACTTCTCAATTGTAAAAGGATACTCACCGGGTTCCAGCAGAATGAACTCGTCATCTCTGGTGATAGTATCGCCATCCCAGGAGAACTCCCTGCCCTCACCGTTCTGCTGGGGCTGCTGATAGCTGTTCTGCTGATAATTGTTCTGATAGTTGTTGTTTCCACCGACATTCCATGCCATGATGTTTTACCTTGTCCTTTCTATTAGTTGAACGGAATCTCTTCCGCGTCATTCATCTTCTGGATCTCCTTGCGGATGTCTGCCCACTGAGGGACCAGGAATCCATCAATAATGGAGACTCCATCGTTCACGATCTTTGTGTATTCCCTGACCGGCATCTGGGAGTCAACATAACCCCATACAGACATAAGGTTCTGGATGTCCCATTCCGTGACGCCGTCTGCAATCATCAGGTCTCGAAGGTTCTTCGGGATGGCAGGATCTACATCGAACCATATAGGATCCGCCGGCTCTTCCTTTTTCGCTTCAGGCTTCTTTGTGCCCTTGTTGGATTTAGGCGCTTCCGGCGCCGGGCTTTTTGCAGGCATGTCCTCGTGATGGTCAAATATGCTGCCCTGGCTGATCACCTGAATGTCCTTCTCCTGCTGATCAGCGGGACCGGACTCAATCACGCCCCTGATTCCCTCATAGTCCAGAGGCAGAATCTCCGGCAGGCCGTACCTGTTCTTGGCGTCCCAGCAGGGATGATGGGTCGTGTACATGACCCTCTGGCCGCCCTGAGCCTTGCCTTTTGCGGCGCTCTTATTTTCCTTTACGACAAACGTTTTGTAGTTGCAGAACAGGATCATATTGGCCCATTCTTTGACGATCGGCGCCACCTGCTTGGACAGCTTCATCTCCCAGCGGTCATATGCTCCCATCTCGTCTGGCTGCTCAAATTTGCGCATCTGGGCATGAGCTGTCAGCACCACGTTGATGCCGGCGCCAACAACATCTGTCAGCTCGTTCAGAAGCCGCCCGAACTCTTCCCGCAGATAGGTGTATCCTTTGCCGTAGCCAAATCCTTCAATGCTCTGTACCTGGCCATGCTGACATACATGCTTTTCACACAGGCGCTCAGCCCAGTCCGCTGTGTCGATGATCAGCGTCCTGCATATGCCGGGATTGTTCTTTACTTCCCGGACTTCATCCATAAGCATCTGCCAAGATGAAGGGGCCGGGAACCGGGCCACGTCGTAATCATTCGTGGAGCCCTCTGTATCGATAAAGACCGGATCCGGGAACTGTGAGGCAAATGTGGTCTTGCCGATCCCCTCCGGACCATACACGACGACCTTTTTGGCCGTCGGCAGCGTCCCCCTGTTAATTGGAAATGCCATTATTTATTACCTCCTATCTTCCAGCCTCCCGCCTTGGGAGCCGTCTTCTTTACCTGTTCAGGCTCCGGATCCTCAGCCTCAGGCTGTACTCCGTAGCCGTCCTCAATGATGATGGAGCACTCGTCTCCGGTGCTTACCCTTGTAGCGATGACCTGCAGCCCTTCCTGCTCCAGCCATACGTTGAACTCATTCAGCGTCCGCAGATCCATCTGCTCCAGCTTGTCCATGAGCACGAATCCGCACTGGGGATTGAGCTTCCGGATGATCGCTGTGGAGATGATCAGGCGCTGTGCTCCGGAGATACCATCCCATTTCTGGCCTTTATAGATCAGCTCGCCGTTCTCAATGGACAGTTCCGGGAGCGGGAGATCTGCACTGCTCAGCAGTTCCCTGCGTGCCTGCCGGATCTGTTCAATGTCGTTAGACAGCTGGATGTACTTCTGACTGTATCCTTTGGCTTCTTCCTCTGCCTTCTCTTTGTCCAGATTGGCCCGGACCTTGCGGTTGATCTCTTCAATGTTTGCCAGGGATTCCTCCAGCTCGGCCGTTGATTCATCCTGCAGTTGTGCGACATCTGTTCTGGCGATGTCTTCATCTGTTGCCAGCTGTTCGTAGATAGATCTCTTTTCGGCCAGCTGTTTCTGGAGCTCTGTGATCCTCTCCTCGATGGCCCGGGCATCGTCAAAGGCCCTGCGCTTGTTGGTGGTGATTTCGTTCAGCCTCTCGCGCTTGCGCTGGTTCTCTCCATTCTTTGCCAGGATGGCCTGCTGTTTCTGAATCAGCTCCATGGGGCTGACCGGCTCTGCAGGGACATCGGGATAATAGGGCTGCTCCGCAGCATATTTGGTCTTCCGGTCAGCTGTGCGGCCTGTGATGGTCCGCTCGTCAAACAGCTCTTTTTCCTTCCGGTTCAGCTCATCCAGCTGGGGACCTACCCCGATGATCTGCAGGAGCGTGTCCGCTTTTTCTTTCCCGGACGCTTCCATGAATTTGGGAAGGTCTAACGCCAGCTTCTCAATGAACTGGTCCAGGAGCCTCTGGCCGGCTGCGCGGCCGGTCGGATCTGTAACCTTAAGCGCGGCGTTCTTACCTTTGCGCTCCACAATCAGGCCGTTGTCCATTACGATTTTAATGGTGCCCGGCACCACCGAGCCTTCCCGGTTGAGATTTGTGGGCCGGTACTTTTCACCGCCCAGGGCATAGGCGATAGCGTCCAGAACAGAGGTCTTCCCCTGCTCATTGTCCCCGCCGATGATCGTCAGCCCGTTCTCGCTGGGCCG